CTCTGCGCGGACCGCGTTCAGCGCGCGCAGTGGGCGATGCGGGAGTGGGCCGAGCTCGCCAAGACCTGCGTGGACTTCTTCGAGGGGCGCCAGCGGGCGCCACACGATCAGTCATGCGCTGATGGTCGAAAACGAGTGGGAGCAGACCGGGCGCGTGGAACTGGTCGCGGTGGACGGGCAAACCGTGCATTGGGGGGCTTGCTGCGGGCGGGATTGACGCAGGCTCCATCCCTTTCCGCCACGCTCAACAAGCCCACCGCGCCACCCCCTCCGCCCCCTGACCCACCACCACCCGCCGCCCCACCGGCCCGCAGCACCACCGAACCGAGGCACACATGGCCACCTTCAACAAATTCCAGTCGTTCACCAAGGCCTGCGCGGAGAAAGTCCACAACCTCGCGAGCGATACGCTTAAGGTGATGCTGACCAACAGCGCGCCGGTGAACACCAACACCGTCAAGGCGAACCTGACCGACATCTCGGCCGGCAACGGCTACACCGCCGGCGGCTCGCAGTCCTCACAGGTTAGCTCGTCGCAATCGTCCGGCACCTACAAGCTCGTCCTGTCCGACGTCACATTCACCGCCAGCGGCGGCAGCATCGGCCCGTTCCGCTACGCGGTGCTGTACAACGACACCGCCCTCAACGACGAGCTGATCGCCTGGTGGGACTACGGCTCCTCGATCACCCTCGCCAGCGGTGAGTCGTTTCTGGTCGACTGCGACGGCACCGCCGGTGTGCTGACGCTGGCCTGACATGCTCGGCAACGGCATCCTCGAGACGACCACGACGACGGGCACGGGCGATCTCACCACGTCCGCCGTCACGGGGCGGCCGCGTTTCACCGACAAGTTCACCGCCAACGCCACCGAGGCGAGCGCCGGGCATTTCTACTACGCCATCCTCACCCAGGACAACCCGCCGCAACTGCTCGAAACCGGCATCGGCTGGATGTCCGCCACCGGCACGCTCAAGCGCCAGGTGGTGCTTTCCACCTACGCGAGCAGCACGCTCACCGACACCGGCAGCATCACCGCCGCCACGCTGCCCAGCGGCACGAAAAACGTCATCTGCACCGCCGAGGCCGGCTCGGCGGCCGGCATCGCGCTGCCTGGCATCGACAATTCGCTGTCCGCCAGCCGGATCGTCTACAGCGATCACATCATCGGCCAGCAGTACGGCACCGGCCTGGTCGTCACGGCCAACAGGTTGTACCTGCAGCCGTTCCTGTACAACGGCTCGCGCCCGGTGGACGGGATATTTTTCCGCAACAGCGCCACCAGCGGCAACGTGCGCGTCGCGCTGTTCGAATGCAACCGCGACGGCACGCCGGGGCGCAAGATCATGGGCTCGACCGGTGACCAGGCCGTCACCGCCGGCGTGGCGTACACCGTCACCACCGGCGGCCCGGTGCGCATCCCGCCGGGCTGGTATTACCTGGCCTACGTCGCGGACGCCGGGGTCACGATCAACGTGGCCAACTCCGGCTGGGTGTCGCGCTCCAACCCGCTGGGGCACGACGGTGTGAGCAAGTGGTACTCCTACGGCTACCTGGCCAACGGCTCGACCACCATCGCCGACCCGGCCAGCGCGGTGACGACCAAGGTCACCAGCGACACGTCGCCGCTGGGTCTCGGCTTGAGGGTGGTCGGATGATCGATTTCAACGGCAAGAACTGCGACGCGCTCGCGGCCCGCATCGCGGCGGCCGGCCTCGATGTCATGTGCGTCGATGGCCAGCTCCAGGCCTCCGACCCGGTCGCCGTGCAGGCCATCATCGACGCCTGGACGCTCTCCGACGCGATCGCCGCGAAAAAGCGCGAGATCGCCGACCGCGCGCGCGACCTGCAGGACGCCTTCGTGGCCCGTTTGGGCTACTCCGCCGGCGAGCGCGACACCTGGGCCATCAAGCGTGCGGAGGCCGAGGCCGTGCAGGCCGGCGGCGGCGCCGAGGTCGCGCCCACGCTCGCGCTGGAGACCACGCCCGCGCGGCCGCTCGCCAACGTCGCCGCGCGCGTGCTGGCCAACGCCAATGCGTACGGCGCGTTCGCCGGCGCCGTGGCCCGCAACCGCGCCGTGCACCAGGACGCGGTGGCCGCCCTGACCGATTTCGCGCAGATCCGCGACTACGACCACTCGGCGGGCTGGCCCGCGCTGCCGTGAGCGTCGGTGCCTGGTCCGTCGGCGTCGAGTCGCTGGCGGTCGAGCCGGTCGCGGCCTCGGCCGGCGCGTACACGCTCACCGCCGGCGCCGGATCGTTCATCCTCACGGGGCAGGACGCCGGTCTGCTGGCCGCGCGCACGCTGCCGATCGGCGCCGGGTCATTCGCGTTCACCGGGCAGGATGCCAACCTGCTCGCGGCGCGCCTGCTGTCCGTCGGCGCGGGAGCGTTCACGCTCACCGGCCAGGATGCCGCGCTGCTCGCTGCGCGCCTGTTGCCGCTCGGCGCCGGGTCGTTCGCCCTCGCCGGGCAGGATGCCGGCCTGCTGGCGAGCCGGCTGCTCACCGCCGAGGCCGGCGCGTTCGCGCTCACCGGTCAGGACGCCGGGCTGGTCTACAGCGCGGCGGGGGTCTACACGCTCACCGCCGAGGCCGGCGCGTTCACGCTCGCGGGGCAGGACGCGGGCCTCACCGCCGCGCGCCTGCTCACCGCCGGCGCCGGCACGTTCACGCTCACCGGCCAGGCCGTGTCGCTGGTCTATTCCGGCGGCACCGGCTACACGCTCACCGCCGGGGCCGGCGCGTTCGCGCTCACCGGCATCGATGTCGAGATGAGCGTGTTCGTCTACGCCCGCGGCCGCCCGACCACCGGCCGCGCGTTCGACCTGCGCGAGGTCACCGAATCGCGCCCGGTGGCCCGCGATGCCGCCGACAACCGGCCGTCCGCCAGCGAGCGCGCGCGGCCCACGCAGAGGAATTGAGATGTCCATCACCCGCATCACCGACGCCGCCACCGAGCCGGTCACGCTCGCCGAGGCCAAGGCCCATGCGCGCGTGGACTCCAGCAGCGACGACACGCTGATCCAGGCGCTCATCACCGCCGCGCGCCAGTCGGCGGAGGAGCGCATGCAGCGCGCCATCCTGCCGCAGATCTGGGAAAAGCAGCTCGACAGCTTCCCGTCCGGCATCGAGCTGCCGCGCGGCCCGGTCAGCTCGGTGAGTTCGGTCAAGTACCTCGACGTCGACGGCGTGCTGCAGACACTCGACCCGCAGGATTACCAGCTCGACAACGTGTCCGAATTCGTCGGCTGGGTCGTGCCCTCCGTCGACGTCGACTGGCCCGAGACCCACGAGACCATCAACGCCGTGCGCGTGCGCTACGTCGCCGGCTGGGCTGATGCGGATGCCGTGCCCGGCCCGATCAAGGCCTGGATCCTCGCGATGGTCGCCGCGCTCTACGAGCACCGCGAGCTCGCCGCGGCCGGCACCGAAGTGCGCTCGCTTGGCTTCATCGACCACCTGCTGGACCCCTACACGGTGATCGCGGTATGAAGGCGGGCGAACGCAAGCATCGCGTCACGCTGCAAAGCCCGGGCGGCAGCCGCGACGCGCTCGGCGAGCGCGCCACCACCTGGACCGATGTGGCCACTGTGTGGGCGGCGGTCGAGCCGCTCGGCGTGCGCGAGTCGTTCCTGGCCGCGCAGGCGCAGTCGTCCACCACCCACAAGGTCACGATCCGCTACTCGTCCGACGTGGCGGCGGTGGTGGCCAGCTGGCGCGTGCTGTTCGGCAGCCGGGTGTTCGTGGTCGATGGCGCGCGCAACGTGGACGAGCGCAACGTCGACATCGTGCTGATGTGTACCGAAGGGCTGCGGACGGAATGACCATCGAATTCCGCGGCCTGCCAGAATTCCAGCGCGCGCTGAAGCAGATCTCGGTGCGCGCCACCCGCCAGGTGCTGCGTCCGGCCGCTGCTGCCGGTGCCCGTGTGGTGCGTGGCGCGGTCAAGGAACTCGCGCCGGTCGGGCGCTACGCCGGCAAGAAGCGCGGCGGCGGGCAGGTCACGCCGCCCGGGGTGCTGCGCCGCTCCGCGTTGCTCAAGTTCGCGCGCGAGCGGTCGTCGGAGACCCGGGCGACCTACATCGTCACGTTCCGGCGCGGCAAGAAGGCCCAGGCGCAGAACCGCGACGCGTTCTACTGGCCGTGGGTGGAGTTCGGGCACCGCATCGTCCCGCGACGCGGCAAGGGCGGCGCCGGCATCGCGCAGCGGCGTCGCGCGGCCGCCGGCGGCGGGCGGGTGCCTCCGCATCCGTTTTTCGTGCCCGGCGTCACCCGCTCGGTCGGCGCCGCGGTGGCCGCGATGCGCCAGCGCATGGCGCAGGAACTCAACAAGGTACTGAAATGAGCGTGCAGTCCGACATCACCACCGCGCTGGCCGGGCTGAGCGGCACCGTGTACCCGGACGCCGCCCCGCAGGACGAGGAGTACCCGTTCGTCGTGTACCGCCGCATCGCCTTCGAACCGGTGATGACGCTGCAGGGCCCGGCGGACAACGCCCGCTCCACGTTCGTTTTCGAGTGCTACGCGGCCACGCTGTCGGCCGCGCTGACGCTCGCCGAGGAAGTGCGCGCCGCGGTGCTGTCGGCGTTTCCCGGGGCGTGGCGCGAACCCGGCGACGGCGAAACCTACGAGCCGGTCGTCGACGCCTTCATGGAGCCGCTGGTGTTCAGCTTCTGGCACACCTGATGCGCCACGCCTGATCGAGTCACGCCGGTCCGCCGGCCTGTCATGCAGTTCACGCCCGCCTCGCGCGGGCTTTTTTTGGGAGAGTGCAATGCAAGCCATCATCGGCAGCAACGTCCGGGTGGAGGTCCAGCAGACCCTGGGTTCCCCGATCACGGTCTCGGCCGTCACCAAGGCCAATCCGGGGGTGGTGAGCGCCACCGCGCACGGGTTGTCGAACGGCGACGTGGTGGTCTTCACCGTCACCGACGGCATGGTCGAGCTCGATGGCCAGGCCGGCCGGGTCGCCAACAAGACCACCGACGCGTTCGAGATCGAGGGCCTCGACACCTCGAGCTACTCGACCTTCACCGCCGGCACCTGCAAGAAGGTCACGGCGTTCCAGACCCTCGCGGCGGCGCAGAACATCAGCATGCCCAACCCGGCGCCGCAGAAGATCGACATCACCACGCTGATCGACAAGACCAAGCAGTACACCTACGGCCTGCCGGAAGCGCCGGAGGGCACCATCGCCGGGATCTTCAACCCGGCCGGCACGGCGGAAGGGCTCATCAAGGCCGCCACCAAGGCCAACACGCCGCTGGTGTTCCGCCTCACGTACTCCGACAGCCGCAAATCGCTGTTCAACGCCAACGTCAGCGGCGGTACTGGCTTCGATCTGCAGCCCAACGCGGCGGCCACCGCGCAGACCAGCTTCACGCCCGTCAAGGACGTGATGCACTACGCAACGTGAGCGCGGAACTCATCGCGCGGATCCGCCGCGCCCGCGAGTCGCGCGTGGAGGTGGACGGCTTCACCGTCACCGTGCGCCGCCCGACCGACGCGGAGATGGCCGAATTCGGCCGTCGCGACGCGTCGAGCTTCGACATCATCGCCGAGGCGGTGGTCGGGTGGGAGGGTGTCACCGAGAACGACATCGCTGGCGGCGGCGGCACCGACGCGGTGCCGTTCACGCCCGCGCTGTGGCGCGAGGTGGCGGCCGACCACCGCCCCTGGTGGGACCCGATCGCGAAAGCGGTGATGGAGTCGTACGCGGAGCACCAGCGCGCGCTGGCGGACGCCGCAAAAAAGTAACCGCCGTCCTCGAGGCGGCGCAACTCCCCGGCCTGGCGGCTGCCGTCGAACGCGACACCGACGTCGCGCTGTCGGCCTGGCGCCTGATGGACCACACCCTCGACTGGACCGCGTTGCCGGTGGTGGTCGAAGTCCTGGGCGTGACCGATGTCGAGGCCCTGCTGGCGCGGTTGATGGCGATCCGCGAGCACATCGAGAGGAAACGCAATGTCTAGTGCGGGCCAGTTGCCGGCGCTCGTCGCCGAGCTGACGGCGAAGACGGACGGCTTCCAGGCCGGGCTCACGCGGGCCGCCAAGTCCGCCGAGGAGTCGAGCAAGCAGATCACCGACGCGCTGTCGAAGGTGCAGGGCGTGCTCGGCACGCTCGGCGTGGGCGTGAGCGTGGCCGCGCTCGGCGCCTACGTGAAGCACTACTCCGAGATGGCCGACGGGCTGGGCAAGATGAGCCAGCGCGTCGGGGTGTCGGTGGAGTCGCTCTCCACGCTGCGCTATGCCGCCGACCTGGCCGGCATCGGCATGGAGGATCTCGACAGCCTGCTGACCAAGCTCAACAAGACGCTCGGTGACGCGGGCGCGGGCGGCAAGGACTCCGGCGCACTGCTCAAGCAGTTCGGCATCAGCGCGAAAGAGGTCAAGGATGGCACCATCGACGCCGAGGAGGCGTTGAAGCGCATCTCCGACCGGTTCGCGACCACGCCGGACGGCATCAACAAGAGCGCGGCGGCGGTGGAGCTGTTCGGCAAGGCCGGCGCCAAGATGATCCCGTTCCTCAACCAGGGCCGCGACGCGATCGAGGACCTGCAGAAGGAGGCGACCAAGCTCGGCCTGAAGCTCTCCACCGAGGCGGCGCAGCAGGCGGAGGCGTTCAACGACCAGTTGCGCACGCTCGAATTCGCCTCCGAGGGTGCCAAGAACGCGATCCTCGGCAGCATGATGCCGGCGTTGACCGAGATCACGCGCGCCATGCGCGACGCGACCATCGAGGGCGGCAAGTTCCAGGGCTTCGTGGCCGGCCTGCAGACCCTGATGACCGGGTCGGACCGCTACAAGAACGACAAGGAGCTGGTTCAGCTCACCGAGAAAAAGCTGGAGCTGGAAGGCAAGATCGCGCGCTCGCGCGGGTCGCCGGCGGTGTCCTTCCTCAAGGCGGAACTGGACAGCGTCAACGCGCGCATCCAGACCTCGCAGGCCTACCGCGCGGAGCTCGAAAAGCAGGCCGCGGCGGAGGAAGAGGCCGCGCGCCGTCGCGACAAGCTCAAGCAGGCCGGCAAGCAGCTCGTGCTGCCGGAGAAGGGTGACGGCGGATCCAAGCGCGTGGAGTCCGACCCCGGCGGCTACGTGTCGTCGGTGTTCAAGTCGTCGATGGGCGACCTCGAAAAGCTGCAGAAGCTGCTCGCCGGCACGCCGATCGAGAGCACGCGCGCCTTCGAGGAGAGCGTCGCCCGGCTGAACACGGCGTTCTTCAACGGCGCGCTGTCGGTGCAGGAATACGACCAGGCCATGACGCTGCTCACCGGCAAGCTGCCCGACACCGAGAAGTCGCTGCAAGCGCTGCGCGAGGCGGGGCAGAAGGTGTTCAACGAGACGCGCACCCCGCTCGAGCTGGTCAATGCCCGCATGGAAGAGCTCAACCGCCTGCTCGAGGCCGGCGTGATCGACTGGGACACCTACGAGCGCGCCGGGAGCAAGGCGCTGGAGGCGCTGGCCGACAAGTCGGACGAACTGGGCAAATTCGCGCGCGACATTGGGCTGACCTTCTCCTCGGCGTTCGAGGACGCGATCGTCAAGGGCAAGGCGTTTTCCGATGTGCTCAAGGGGTTGGCGCAGGACCTGTTGCGCATCGTGGTGCGCAAGACCGTTACCGAGCCGCTGGGCAACGCGATCGCCGCCGCGATCAAGGGGGGCGATCCGGCCCCACAAGGAGGCGGAAAGAACGTGGTTTCGGAATTTTTCTCCGGCATCGGCAAGTTGTTCGGGTTCGCGGAAGGGGGCAGCTTTCGCGTCGGTGGCAGCGGCGGCGTCGACTCGCAGCTCGTGGCATTCCGCGCCAGTCCTGACGAGACCGTATCGATCACCCGGCCCGGGCAGGGCCTGGGGGGCGGCAATGTGGAGATCAACGTCATCAACAACGGCCCGCCGGTGTCGGCGCAGGCCTCGGCGCCGCGCTTCGACGGCCGCCGGATGATCGTGGACGTCATGATCGACACGTTGCGCACCAACGGCAATGCGCGCGATGCGGTGCGCGCCGCGGTGTCGCCGGTGGCGGGGTAGCGATGGAAAGCCTCCCCAGCTACGCGAAGGTCCTGCTCGCCGGCTTCGGCGAGGAGGCCGAATCCGGTGTGCAGCGCACGCAGATGGAGTCCGGGCCGCCGAAGCAGCTCAGGGTGAAAACGCGCGTGCTCGTGCGGCGCGACGTGGCGATCCACGTCGGATCGAAAGCCAACTACCTCCTGTTCGTGGAGTGGTTCCAGGTCGACATCAACATGGGCGCGGACTGGTTCACCTGGACCGACCCGGTGTCGGCCACGTCGAAATCGGCGCGCTTCGTCTCCGCGCTGGGCCGCGCCGCGCCGGTCGGCCGGCTGGCCGATGCGTGGGTGGTCGCCGCGACCATCGAGACCTGGAGCGCCTGACGTGATGCCCCCACGCTCGCGCCGCTCGCTGCCCCCCGCGGGGGCCGTTCAGCCCCTCGGGGCGGCCCGTCGGAGCTGA